CTATTTTAGCCACTTTTTATTATGCCTAAAAATATTTTTAAAATTTCTCTTGACAAATAACCGATACGAATATATAATCAAAATATAAGATAAACCGATACGAAAATAAGGGGGGTATATACTATGAAAAAAGAATATTATGTAATTAGAGAAGATGGGTACGGAAGAAAGGAGAAAGTATTCTCTGGAACAATAGATGAGGCAATAGAATTACAAGAGTTTTGGGGAATAGAAGAAAGCGACAAAGTTAAAATAGAAGATGTAGAAGATATTAGTGACCTTTTGCAAATACATTATTTCGGAGATGATGAATATTTTTACAAAGAAGTGGACGCAGAAGAATATGAAAATACACCTACTTACATCAAGGAGTGGTAATTTTGAAAAGTAAAATAAATAAAATTACACTTGCAAAAGCTGGAAATGGTGCTATAAGTCCAAAAGTTTCAATCCCTTGGAAATGGATTCAAGGTATAGGAATAACAGAAGAGGAAAGAGAAGTTGAGATCTCTTTTAATGAAAAAACTAAAAAAATAGTTATTACAAAAAAATAAAATTCTATCAAGAGGAGAAAATTTTTCTCCTCTTTTTTATATTCGTAAACATAGAGAAATAGGGAATTTGTACATCTCCCTATTTTTTTATAAAAAAATAAATATTGACTTTTTAAAATAAAAAAGGTATTAATATAATAAAAAGTTCAGTTTGAAACGTAAATTATGTTTTAAAACGAATATAATAGAGGTGGAAACAATGGAAAATAAGCAACTTGATAAATATATACAAGTGAATTATAAAAAAATTTATAATTTTTTAGAAAAAGAAAGGAAATATAAAAAAATAAAAAAAACTGAAATTTGTCAAAAATTAAATATATCAAATTCAACTTTGACTGAACAATTCAATAGATTAAAACAAGGTAAAACAATTACACTAGAAAGTTTGTTAAAAATTTGTTGGGTTTTAGATGTTTCAGTTGCTGATTTAGTTAAATAACATTTTAACACCAGGAAAACGAAAGGAGGTGCAGGAATGGAAGAAACAAAAGAGCTTGTTGAGACATTGAAGTATTTTAAAGAAGAGCTAGACAAAATGGACTTGAGAAACGAAGTCAAAGAACATATGTTAATGATGTTCTATGAAAGAAAAATAAGAGATATAGAATTTTAAAACATACTAATAAATATTTTTTTACCCAAAAAACGCAAAAAAAATTGCGTTTTTGAGGGTATAAAATAAAGAAAAAATCTTCTGAAACTAGCATAAATTCTAGGTTTGAGAAAAATAAAAAACAGATAAATATATAATAACGCTCCCTTGTATATCCTGCAAGGGTTTAACTATAAAAAAAATATATACCTGATTTTCTTAGAGATAGTTTTAAATTATTAAAGCTATCTTTTAGAAAATTAATAAGGGGGTGGGTTGGATTGTAGATACTGCGAGTATAAGTTATCCAGCTAAGTTGAATGAACTAGACTTCATAATTCAATCAACTAGCATACTACTGGAAGAAGAGGCACAGATAGAAAAGAAAAAAATAGTTTTTAAAAATATCAAGGTTAAAAAATATCCTTGGTTAAATTACATCAGCATTGATGAGGATAGAAATATTTTAATCTCTTTTAGTTATTCTAGATATAACAACGATGACAATTACAAATTAGTAACAAACCAGATTGTAATTTCAAAAGTACACCAAGAGTTAGTTATGATTCTTAGAATGATGACAGGGGAACTTGTACAAAGTGAAGATATCAGAGTTGTAAGTTTAGATTTATCAAATCAACTTGAAGTTGAGAATATAAGAAACTACTACCAAGTTTTAAATTTGATAAGTAGAGCTTACAAAAAGACTTTATTAGTTGCAAGAATGTTTTTTGATTTAGACAATAAAAAAAGGTTAGAGCTTGATGGCATAGACTTTAGAGAAAGAAAAAAAGCTTCAAGAGATGGAACATATTATTTCAAAATTTATTCCAAAGTAAAAGAGTTAGAAGATACAGGACAAGAGAAAAAGGGAAAACGTCAGGCTTTAAGAGGAGAACTTACTTTAAGACCACCACACTTGAAAAAATTAAATCTAAATCATTTAGCTGGAATAAATAAAGAAAATTTATCTAAAGCCTTAAAAAAATATGTTGGTGTAATAATTGCAGAGCAGATAGTCAAAGAGTTAAACTATGACATCACAGAATTAAAAAAGATAGTTGCTCCAGGAACTAAGGGGTTAGCAGAAAGACTTATGATGAAAGAGTATTTAATATTTGATATTAGATTACTTGATGTTGTAATGACTGAAAATAATATGAGTATTAAAAAAAGAGCTATTCAATACCAGAAAAAGAAAGTTATTGAAAAGCTGGAAGAGTTAGAAAAACTTGGAGAGATCAAAAAGACCTACTCCAAGAACTTTGAAAGATTGGAAAAACTACTCAAAAAAATAGCTAAAGTTAGTATAAAAATAAGACTAGGAGAAGAGGGGGCAGAGTTAGAATGGCAGGAATAACCAAAGAGCAGGAAGAGAAGTTCATATCATCATTTCTAGTTTGTAAAAATGGAATTAAAGCCATGCAAGCTGCTGGAATCCCATTCGACCTAAAGCTAATGCACAAGCTAATGAGTAGCAAGAAAATCAACAAGCAAATAGAGGAACACTTGGAAATGGTGGACTTTATGCTTGGAAGAGATAAAATGGGACACTTAGCAATAATGCAAGGGCTATTTGAACAGGCAGCAGGACTAGAAGATACAAAGATTATAAGACTTACAGACAAAGGACTACTAGAAAAAACAGGTAAATTTGTAGATTTTAAAGCAGCAGTTCAACTGTCGCAAAGAATAGAAACTCTGGCAGGCTGGGACAAGCAAGGTGGAACTAATAACATTGAGGTTTCATTAGAGCTGGGAGAAAAGACAGAGGACAAGCAAGAGCAAAGAGATGACAAGACTAAGAAATTCTTACAAGTTGAGGGGGTTGTGTAAATGCTTGAGGGAGTATCAAGAGAAGATAAAGCTTTTCTAGTGCTAAAAGAAATACTAGAAGAGGAGCAACAAGCAAACGTTGAAAAATATAAGTTTTTCACAGGTTCATTAGATGACCTAAATATAAAAGGGCTAGATGAACTGATGATGTTATCTATCAATGATGGACACATAGTAGGTTATATGGGCTGTATCTATAACATACCACATGACAAAATAATATCATTAGACTTTATTTTTCTAGGAGATAACCTCACAGAGAGAAAAGAGTTCTTAGATGATTTCGCTAAATTTTGTAGTATGCTTGATAAACTCTATAAAAAAATAGAATTAAATATAGTTCCAGAAAGTCCAGCATATAAACTGGCTATGAAATTTTTCAAAAGATATAACTTTAGAAAAGTTGGGACTTTTAGAAAAGCAAGAAAAATCCTTGATAAATTCTATGATGTAGAAGCATGGGAAAAGGAGGAGAGATAATATAAAATTTAAACCAAATATTCAATTGTTTGGTGGTGGTGGAAATGTATTAGGAGGACTTGTTGATACCATTACGCTTGGAGCTACTGACTTTAGTGGTACTAAAAAGCAGCAAAAGAGAATGGAAGAGGAACTAAAAAAACAAAGAGAGGCAGAGGCTAAAAAGCAGCAAGCCGAAAAAGATAAGCAAAGAAACACTGCGATACAATTCCAAGAAAGCCTAAGACAAGGTAATCTAGGACTACTAAAGAAAAGTAGCACCCAGACAATAGGATAAGGAGATACTATGGAAGATAGAATTAAAAATCTATTTCGTAGTAGATTCCAGGAGGCACAACAGGAAAGAAATGTAATACTAGCTTGGTATTTGAAAGCTAGAGCACATTTTCTACCAAGAGAAATTAATTTAAATGGTGTAGACAGTACAGGACTAGCATATGCTACTAAGTTAGCTAACAAGTTATCAGCTATGATACTTAATAGTAATCATATCTGGGCTTGGATAGAAACACCAAGGTTTGAAGATATATCAAGAGATGACAAGATTATCTTTAGACACATAACAGAAATAGTATTTGATGAGATTCAAGAAAATTCGAACTTTGAAACAGAGAAAGCTGTAATTCTTATGGACTACCTAATAGGAACGGCAGTTTTTAAAGTTAGATTTACTGGTAAAATTGCAAATCCCGTGGAATTTCAACCAGTACCCAATATAAATGTTTATCTTACTAAAAGAAGAGGTAAACAACCTGGAGATACATTCTACAATGCAGGTAAAGTGAGAAAACATCAGATTCTTAATCTTTTCGGAGAAAATGCTTATAACTCTGAAAAGGTTCAAAGAATGTCACAAGATGATGAGATAGAGTTGTGGGAAGGTACAATATACGACCAAGAAACTAAAATGTTTCACTATGTAGTATCTACTTCAAATGAGTTTGCAGACGTTTTAGATTATAGGATAGACACTTACAATCCGTGGATAGTTGCAAGATATGAAAGTATTGGAGATAGTCCATATGGTATAGGACCTTGTGTTAAAGCGATAATGGAGATTGAGGGACTAAAAGAAGTTAAAGCTAACATCAGACGTATTGCTAAGAAACAAGCTAGACCAAGTTATCTGGGGTATGGAGAGGCTAAATATATTCAGAACTCAAGAATAGATGAGCCAGGAGCTATATCTATGATGGGAATGTCGCCAAATCAAAATCAGATAATACCTTTCAACAGGGGAGAGAATGCTAACATGGAGTTCTTTAACCTGGATATGTACAAGGAACTTTTAAGAGATATATTCTACATCAACATATTTGAAACGGCTCAAAACTTAGACCAGCTAAAGAATGTTACTGCTACAACAACACAGCTAGTAACAACAGAGTTCGCTAAGCAAATAGAGCCAACATATGCACTAATGCAAAGGGAACTTTTAAGAGAGATAGTTATAAAAGTTTTCCAATGTCTACAAAAGATTAGCATTATAGATATATCTAAAATTAAAGCTTTACAGGAAAACCCAAGATTAAAGATAAGATTCTACAATGCACTAACAATAGCACAAGACCAAGACGACCTTGAAAGAAATATGTTGTATTTTCAAAATATAGCAAGCACTCTGGGACCTCAAGTTGCAGCAGCTAATATGAACCAAGCAGAATACATAAACGCTCAACAAAAAAGGTTTAGAATCAATAACAAAGAGTGGAAATCTGGAGAGGAAACAGAAAAGCAAGTTGAGGAAATGAACGCTATGATAGCTGCACAACAACAAGGGGGAATGATAGAGCAATGACAGTAGAGAGAAAAGAGTACGAAGAGTTAAAGAGAAGATATAGAGATGATGGAGCTTTAAAAAGACTAATCGAACTATACTTAATGCTCGAACTCAATAGAGTTTCTATCATGAACGATAAAGGAGTTGATACAGTAGGGAAAGTGAAGGAAATAACTGGAGTAAACAGTTTATACATGGAGATATTCACGAAGGAGGTAAAAGAAGAAAATGACTGATAAAGAAAGATTTAAATTTAATATCCAATTATTTGGAGGAGCAGAGGGAGGAGATACAGGAGGAGAACCTACACCAAATCCAGAGCCAACAATAAATACAGGAGCTGGAGGAGAACCACCACAACCAAGTGGAGATAATAGGGCAGGGGCAGAACCTAAAGTAGAGCCATTAACTTGGGAAGGAATAAAGGCAGAAGATTACCAAGAGATTGGAGATATAGCACCATATATCACAGAGGCTCAAGAAAAAGGTTACACTCCAGAGTACATTAAATCAAGACTAGATGATAGAAAAGCTTATCTAGCAGAACAAAAAGCAGCTTTCACTCCAGAACTTAATGCAAGTATGGAAGCAATAAATAACTTCATAGGAGCAGAGAAAGACACAGATAGACAGATAGTATATAGAGCTATGGCAGAAAATGCAATAGGAGCTCAAATCCTAAAGGAATACATGGAAATGAAAGCAGGAAGTACAGGAAGTGTAGTAGGAGTTGGAAAAACACAGCTTTCAACAGATTATACACATGATGGATTCATTGAGGCTTATAATCAAGCTTTAGATACAAATGATAAAGGTTTAATGAATAAATTAAGAGAATATGCACAAGCTAAAAAGCAAGATGACCCATTTTATTGGGATTTTATAAAATAAGATTTTAAGGAGGAATACTTGAGAAATGAAAAAACTTTATTAGGAAGCACAGGATTAAATATCCAGTTATTTGCTGGAGAAGGTGGATATGAATACGGAAACGTAAACCTTTCAGCAGGAGAACAAGCTAAATACGCTAATAGTGTAAAGAGAGCCTTAAACACAACTAAGAAAATGCCACTTGAAGGTTGGTTTGAAAAATCAGCTTCAACAAATGAAGCTTACTCTTTATTCTATGTATCTGGAAGATTAGAATCTAGGGATATAGATGACAAACAAGCTATATCAGGACCTAACTATACACCAGCAGAAGTAAAAGGACAAGATACAGGAACTTTTTTAAGAAGTATTAAAGTTATACCAACAGGAATGGAATGCCCTGTATATGTTAAGAGAAGAGATTTTAACCGTTCTCAACTAGATGAAAAATCAACAATAATAGACGCTCAAGTGGCAGCAACATATGGAAGATGTGCTATAAGAGTAGCTGAACTTTTCAAAGATTGTATAACTAATAAAAAAAGAACAGTTACAGGTAGCGACAATAAAACTTTTGATTTAGTGATACCAGATAGTCAATTTTTTGGAGATAAAACAAAAGAATTTGACACTCCAGAAAATATAAAATTATTTAGAAAAATGATGTTACAAGCACAAGAGGCGGCGTCAAATCAAGGTTTAAGAATAGCGATAGTTTCTGGAATTGAAGGTAATACAGAACTTGCAAATGCTGAAAGATTCTCAAGTAAAGATTTTGGAGAAGGGGAAACAAGAAAAACAGGACAACCATTATCTATGTTGATGGGTGGACATGTAGAAAGATTATTCCAATTTGACAAAACTTTATATCCTTTAGGTTCAGAAGAGGCAGGATATTTTCTAGTTATGGTCGAAAGAAGTTTCGGTCAAGATAATAAAGATGTATCAGTAACACCAGAAGCTAACTATATAGCTGATAAAAAAGCATATTTATTAGATGTTGAAGTATATAACTCAACAGAATTATTAAATCCAGAGGGAGTATTCATTTTTGAATATAAAAGAACAACAGGAGCAGCAGCAGCTTCAATAGAAACAGAAAAAATGTCAGTAATGTCATTAGCAAATAATGAACAACTAGAGCAAGAAAAAGAGATTGAAAAAATGAGAATGGAGAGAGTAGAAAAAGAGTTAGAACTAGAAAGATTAAGAGCAGCTAACAAACAAGCAGCAGTTACTGAAACACAAGAAGCACCAGCAACAACTACTACAACTACAAAAGCAGCTAAAAAATCAGAATAGACAGGAAGCAACAATTTAATTTAACCATTACAACTTAATAGAGGGATACTGCATTTTCCCTCTATTTTTTATAAGGAGGAGATAATATGTCAAGATTAATAATTGAATTATTTGGAGCAGCCATTGCAGTAGCTGGTGGTTTTGTATGGGGATATAGAAAATGTAAAAGAGATTATAAGATAAAAGGATAAAAAGTGGCAGTAATAACATTAATAATATCATTGGTGGTAGCTGGAGTAATAGGATATTTTTTAGGATATAAAAAAGGTAAAGAAGTTCCTACTTGGATAAAAAAAGAATGGATAGATAAATAGGTAGGAACTGGTAGGAGGTAGTAGGAATGAGTGGTAAATATGAAAAAATGAAAAAACTTATCCAAGATATAGAGGGGGTAGGATTTGAATGTGAAGCTGGATATTTAAGTGGTCTTGTTGCTTGGCAAGAATTAAAAAAAGAGATTGAAGAGCTTGGGGCTATGGAAAGACTAGAACCTAGTTGTATAGATACAAGACCAAAAAATCATATACAAAGAATGGAAGAGGAAGCACAAGAACTAGAGATTAAAATAGATAAGCTTTCAACTTTCTTATCAAAAGAAATGGAAGAGAAAAAATATACAGATGAATATCAAAGACAATTACTAGCTATTCAAAGAGACCTTATGATTAGATATTATTCTGTATTGCTAGAAAGAATAGGTATTGATAAGTTTAAGTCAAAGATGGAAAAGATAGAAAAAACAGAAGATACATCATGCTCAACATCAGGAGACTACGACCAAGCGGTAGAAGATTGTACCAGAAAATAAGGAGGAATAAATATGAATTTTGGAGAAGCTTTAAAACTTTTAAAACACGGTGGAATAGTATCACGTAAAGGTTGGAATGGAAAAGGAATGTATGTATGCTTAATTCCAGCAACAGAAGAATTAAATTCTCACTTTATTATAAAAAATGTAAACGGAACTAAAAGTACATGGGTACCAAGTGTCAATGATTGCTTAGCGGAAGATTGGCAAGAGGGCGAAAACTCATAACCTTTCTTAAAATAACTTACAACACACACAAAGCTAGAGCTTATGCTCTAGTTAAAGCATTTAAAGACTTGAATGTTTTAATTAGATTATAAGCAAAAAGGGGGTAACAATGATAAATTTAGAAAGCTATAACTACATAGTAGAATCAATCAAAGAAATAGTAGTTATAAATGGAGAAGAGTATAAAAGAATGGAATTTAAGGAATCGTTCATAACTATGTATGAGGCAGCTAGATATTTTTTTAGAATGAAACCTAAAGCTAAAAATCCTATAAAAATACTAGAAAGAGGAGCAGAGGGCTGGAAAGAAATTAGTATTGAAAACTTATTAAAAAAGATAAAGAAAAACAAAACAGAAAAAGCTAGAAGAGCTTTAAAAGGAGTTGATGAAGAATGGTAGATATTAAAGTTATGGAGGTTGTAGATACATCATTTAGAAAAAAATATAAACCTACAACTAAGTTAGTTCCTTCTGGACATCAAGTAAGTAATGCTAATGTTATCTTAAAATACAAAGATGGAGATTTAGAAATATCTATAAAACTATCTAAGAAACAAGCATTACAAGTATATTTTGATAGTGAAAAATCTCAAGGGAAATACAAAAATGTAGATTATGATAAATTCCTTGAAAAATTTGAAGCAGGACTAAGTCCAGAAGAGATAGAGGAAGCTATAAAAAAAGAGCAGTTACCATTTGATAAAGAGAAAAAAGGAGAAAAGAAATAATGAGTGGAATGATATATAGAAATATTGAAAGTAATTTCAGAGTAAAAGCAGTATTTTTTAATGGTAAAAACCATAAGGAAGTAGCAGAGGTATTATCAGACCATCAAGTTAGAAAAGTTGAGGACTGTATAATGATAGATTATGAGAAAGTAGAACCTAACAACTATATCTATACAGGCTTTGACAGTGTAGAGTGGTTTGTAAATCCACCTAAAATATTTAATAAAAAATTTCAAAAAGATAAATGGGAACAGGAGGCATAATATGACATTAGATGAAAAATATTTAAATGAACAGGCAGATAGCGTAATAATTGAAGAGAGTGGTTGTTATACAGGAGTTATAACAAAAGCAGAATTATTTGAGGCAGGAGATAGCAAGGCAGTAGCATTAAATCTTACAATAAAGGTAAATGAAGATATATTACCTTTAAGCCTTTTCTTTAAGGCTAAAGATGGAAAAGATATAGCATTTAATTTAAGACACATAGCACATCTTATGTATTTAACTAAGAATAAACCAGAATTAAGTCCAGTAGTTAGAGGAGAAAAGTTTGTTATAGAAGAACTTGAGGGAAAAGGAATAGGTATTATAGTTGAGTGTAAACATAATGTAGATGGAAGAACAGAAAGAAGAGTTCAATCGTTTGTGGAAATCAAGAGTAAGAGAACAGCTAAAGAGATAAAGGACACCATAGAAGAACCAATCACTTGGAGAAAATACAGTCAAAAATATGGAAAAACAATAGAAGATGATGGAGAGTTTCCGTTCTAGGAGGTGGTTAAAATAAGTATTTTTGGAGCAGGTGGAATTTACCCAAAACACATAATATATATTAAAAAAGTTGAAGCACAAAAAGAAGAAGCAAGAAGAAAAGATTTTGAAAAATACATTGGAGTAAAACAAGTAAATACTAAAGTAAAAAATGATAAATTAATAAAATCGAATCCAGATATAAAACTCTTATTAGAAAACCAAAGTGTTGACGTCAACAAAATGATAGCAGTAGAGGAATTATCAGAGTTGCAAAAAGAAATCTGTAAGGATTTAAGAGGTTTTGATAGGAGAGAAGAGATAAAAGAAGAGATGGCAGACGTTTATATCTGCCTCCAACTTTTAAAAGAAATTTATAACTTTGATGATGAAGAGCTAGAAGAAGAGTATAAAAGAAAAATGGATAGGAATATAAAAAGAATCAAAGTCAAAAACAAGGAGATGAAATGACAAGACCTAAAATTATATTAATGTTAGTAGTAGCAGTAATAGTAATTGATGTATTACAAAAGATAAGGGGGTAGAGTTGGAAAAGGTAAAAAATAAAGATTTAATCAATTACAACCCTAAATATCATTTTAATCATAACAAACCTTGGACAAGTAAAGACTTAGAGTATGCACTAGATTATAGAAATGATTTAAAAGATATTAGTTTAAAATTAGGTAGAACTATAAGTTCTATATTGCAAAAAAGAAAATTACAAAGATTTTGGAAAGAAGCAGATAAATACTCAAGAGTTAAAATTATACCTTGAGGTATAAAAGGGGGGTAAATGGAAAGAAAACAATGTCCTTGGGGAGTTACACCTATTGTTTTAGAAAAAATACAAGAAATAGAAAGAATTAAAAAAATTTCTAAAAGGTGTGATGAGTTGATAGCTAAAAACTTAGAAAAAAGAAGAAGATATTATGATGGTTTGACTACACCAACACCAAAAGAAGAAACAAAGGTAAGAATTTATAGAATGGGAGAAGATAAGAAATGACATTAAAAGAGCTAGAAGAGAGAATAAAAGAGATAAAAGAATATGGAGAAAAGCATAATATTGAAGATTTCGAGGTAGAAATCTTCGGATATACTGGAAATGGAATTGTTAAACTACATATTGAAGACAGAACTCATAACCCAAATTTTGATATAGGTGAGAGAAAAGTATGGATAGCTGCACAAGATTAGAAACAAATAGACAGCAGTTAAAGACTAAAAAAGATAACTAAAAGGAGAATAGGGGAAATGAAAAAGATAGTGATAGAATTTGCAAGAGATGTTTTGGAGCTAAAAGGTTATGAAGATGAAAAAATAAAAATAATTGATGTAACTGGAATTAGTAAAGTAAAAGAAGAAGTAAAAAAACCAGGAATTTTTCAAATTAAAAAAGCGTACGAGGAAGTCGTATATATTGATAAAATCACTTACGTTAAAGCTTTAATCAAATCAACTGGGGAAACTATAACATTTTCATTTCGTGGTATTGACTCTTTAGTTTATCACATGAGAGAATTGTTTGAAAAAATACATTCTGATGAAGTTATAGGATTTACAGGCAGAAAGGTCACTGAATTTATAAAGGAAAATTTAAATAAAAAATTTATAATTTTAACTTCTTTAGAAAAGTTTACTAGAATTGGAGGAGTTTTTTGTGGTAATAGTTCCAAAGAAATTAAAACGGGAATAATCATTCCTAAAGAACATTACAAAGATGCAATAGCTGGGTTTAAAGAACAAGAGATTTATTTTACAAATATAATAGGTATGGAATATTCAGATGGAATATCAGATTGCCCAGGTGGTTCATTTTCTGATTGGGAGTAATAAAAATGAAAGCACTGAATAGAAAGAAGAAACCAAAACATCATAGTAAAGTAAAATATAAGGTTTATCCTAAAAGAAAAGGAATAGTAAGTATAACTAGAGAGTGCAGATGTAAAAAATTTAAAAATTGTTATCTTGTACCAAAACAATTTTTTCTAATTATTTTAACTACTAATAGGAAATCTAAAAAATATAAAATAGTATCAAAACAAACCTATAAAAAAAAGTATTAAAAGTACATTGTTTTTTATCTCTAAAAATAGTATAATTATGGTATTAAGTGAAACGAACGACAGAATAAATACTAAAAGGAGAGATAAAAGATGATATATGGTTATTGCAGAGTATCTACAAAAAAACAAAATATTTTAAGACAGGTGGAAAATATCATAAAGATATATCCAACTGCTAAAGTATTTCAAGAAGCATATACAGGAACTACAACAGATAGAAAAGAATGGAGTAAGCTAAAAAAAATGGTTAAACCCGGAGATACAATTATATTTGATTCTGTTAGTAGAATGAGTAGAAATGCAGAAGAGGGAATAAAAGAATATTTTAATTTTGTAGAAAGAGATATTGAACTTATATTTTTAAAAGAGGGATATATCAATACAGCCCTTTATAAAAAAGCTTTAGAGAATAAAATAGATTCAACAGGAAATAAAATAGCTGATATATACATAGACGCAACCAATGAAGTATTGAAGATATTAGCTCAAGAACAAATTAAAATAGCATTTGACCAGGCTGAAAAGGAAGTATTAGACCTTAGAGAAAGAACAAAAGAGGGACTAAGAGTTACCAAAGCTAAAGGAACTGTATTAGGTAGAAAACAAGGAGATACTTATACTACCAAGAAAGAAAAGGAGATGAGAGAGAAAATAAAAAAACTAGCTAAAGATTTTGGAGGAAATCTTAAAGATATAGAAGTCTTTACACTGCTAGGAATAACTAAGAATACATATTACAAGTATAAGAAAAATATTATACTAGAGGAGGCACAAAATGAGAAATAAATTATTTTTAATATTTTATAAATTAATGAGGTATCTATTAAAAAAGAAATATATTAAAACTAGAACTTTCTTTTTAGTTGTTGGAAGAGTAGGGATTGAAGCAGCGACTACTCTTGAACAATTATCTGTCATAGAAAAACTTATAGATGGAGGTATTAATATTGAAAAAGCACGAAGTGATTAGAGCAGCTATGCTAGAGCTTGGCTTTCCTTATGATGAGGCAGACCAGGAAACGGTATCAGCTTATAAGACAGGAAATAATTATTATATGATGATGATAAATGATATGTTACAAAATGAAAATTATGGAATTAATATAGATAAAGTGGTACTAAGAAAAGCTGATGTACAAAATATGCCTGGGAAGATAATTTATTTAAAACCAGATGGGTATATAAAATCACTAACAAGTGGTGTAGAGGCTTATAGGGATAAATTAATCAGTTCAAAAAATAATTTTTTATTTAAATACTTGAAAAAGATAGACCCAGAAGAAATAGAGGAGAAATATACAAGACTTGCTAGTATATCTTTAGCCATTATGATGGCAGCTCCACTTTCTAAAGCTGGAGAATTAAGTAGATTGTATGAACTTTTCTTAGCAGAGCAAAATAAATTTATACATGACAATCCTCCAATAATTAATATAGAGGATTTAAGATAGGAGGCAACAATGAAATATTATGAAAAAAAGGGGAGGTTCTCTTTAGGGGAGATAGACCCACCACTATGTTTTAGGGTAGATACAGATATACCAAACAGAGGATTAGCCTATTTAGAAAATGGACTTATAACCTCTTCAGCAGGAATAACTAATTTCCCAGCATTAAAAAAAGTTGCTACTATTCAAGCAGTTACAACTAAAACTATTATAAATGCTTTCAAGATTTTTAAATATAAAATTCAAAAGAAAGATACCTCGCTTAGTGGGTATCTTTTTTTATTTACTGAATTAAAAGTAATTATATTAAGAGAAGATAACTTTGAAGTTATAAAGGAAATAGAGGTAAATTACACAGATGAAGAGATTGAGAATCTAAGTATAGCACAATTCCAAAATAGTGTTATAACTTGTGTAGCTAATAAAAAACCAGAGATGATAAGAGTTACAGAAGATAGTCAAGAGTTTGATGTAGTAGAGTATTGGGAAAATATAGTAAATCCTCCAGTAAAAAGAGTGGAAACTCAATATCAATATACAGATGAAGAAAAACAAGTATTTCAATGGTATCAATCTGGAGCAAGTGTTGTCTTTGAATCTACTATCTCAAGTCTTGTATTTAAACCTACATTCCTGGACAAATTAAAAGAGGGAACTATTTCCTATATGGCTGGAGAATTTAGAATCAATAAAATAGAGAATAGAGATGGAAAACAAAAGATAACTACTACGCAAGTTACAGCACCAGCAACTGGAATAGATATTCCTACCTCATCAACACCAGAAGCTGAAAGAAAAATAAATATCCTGGATATAACTTTCTCTGAATCTTTATTCAATGGTGGTTATCCAGCAGTAGTGGCAGAGTATAAAGGAAGAGTTATATTTGGGAATGTTGCAGGTAACCCATCAGCGATAGTATCAAGTAGAGTTTATGACTCTACTAATTTCAGACAATCAACAGATGATAATGATGGATTTACTACCTTTGTTACTGGTAATGAAGTTAATACTGTTAAAGAGTTTATAGCTTATAAATCCTTGATAGTAATAACAGATAGAGGAATTTATTCCACACAATTAAATGAGGGACTAACTACTGAAACATCAGCATTGTACGACCAAAAACTACCAAGACCTAAAGGGCTTGGGTATTGGACAGAGGCAGACGACGCAATATACTATGTTGACAGCTCTAATAGAATCTATCAAATACAAGACGTAGGGGCAGATAGTGCTTATGTAGTGCAGGAAGTAACACTATATTCTGGACACTTAATGGATAACATCAATGATATTTACTTTCATAAAATTGGTAAAAACAACATTATAGGAGTAGATACAGTAAGTGGTGGAAGAGCATTAAGCTATAATTATTCAGAAAATATATTATGTTGGACTAGAGTACCTAAATTGCCTGGAATAAATGAATATCTTAATACAGATGATAAACTCTATATCTTCAATGTTAATAATGAAAATATAGATATATATACTTATTCAGAAACAGAAGTAGAGCCTTTAAAGTTGAAACTACCAAAAACAACTATGTCGCAAAACTACCAAATGCCAATTCCAGAATTTTTAATGAAAGCAAGATTTAAAAATTGTAAGATTTTGTGTTATGGAAATTATAACTTAAAAATAAATAATCAAACTAAAACAGTAGGCTTTGGAGAAAATACAGATAATTTTTATGAAAAAATTCACTACATAGACATGGCCAACATTGGAAAAGAGGAATTAGTTATAGAGCAACTCAATAATGAGAAAATTGAAATAGTAGGAATATTTGCAGAAATAGGATAATAGGAGTGTGAGAATATGAATCCATTAATGATAATGCAATTAGCAAGCACTGGACTAAGTCTATTCGGTTCAGTGGCAGACGCTGGAAGAGCAAAGAATCAAACAAAATTAAATAATTTAACAGCAGAAGTAAATGCAGCTAAAGAAACTACCAATACTATGAGGAGCTATACATCAGCTATGGAAGAGATGACTACTAGAATGAAATCTCAAAAAGCAGCTTTTGCTAATGCTGGAATAGATACAGCTAGCACATTATTTAGCAAAGGAATGACAGCACATGAAAAATCATTCCTAGAAGCTAAGACAGGACAGAGTGAAGCACTGACAGATATACAAGGAGGGCTTAAACTAACTAAAGCTCAAAATAATTATAATTTAGGAGCAACTTATAAGCAACTTGGATTGAGTGCAGGGTTAAGTGTAGCTAATGCCTTTATGGACTACACACATATGAAAAAAATGGACGAAATAACAAGTATAAATAAAAATAAAGGTATTCAAAGTGGAGGATATGGAAGTATGATAGGAAGTTTATGGGGTGGTAAATAATGGCAGGAACACTAATACAACCTTTAAAAATAAATAGACCAAGTGGTAGAGCAGTACCACAATTAAATATAGCTGCAGATTTTGGAGTAGAGAGAAATGCAGCTACTAAAATAGAGGAACTTTTCCAGAAAAAACAAAAGCAAGACTTAATACAAGCAGAAACATTCGGGCAGCAATTTGCTGCCTCTATGTCTAAAATGATATTAGATAGAGATAACCAGGGAAAAATAAATAAAAAATTATTCCATAATTTTGATTCTTATAACTCTTTAGAAAGTGAAATAAAATCTAATATAGAGCAATTTAAAAAAGATGGAAAGGAATTAGGAATAGATGATTCTATATTAGAAAAATATAGTTCTATGGTAACAGGAGAACTTGAAAAATCAAATGTAAATTATTTAGTTGAATATAATGACTATAATGAGAAAATTCAAAAAGATGAAGCTACTAGAATTATAAGAATGAAAGGAGATAATCTTTCATCAGTTGCTATGCTTGGAGATTATCAAGGAGCAGTACAAGGTTTTTACAATGTAGCTCAAGATTTAGATAGAGCAATAGAAGCAGGATATATAGATATAGAAAAGGGTATTAATTTAGCAACTAAGCAAAGACAAGATATTATTGTAAGTTATATAGCGTCTTTAGTTAATACTCCAAATGGAAAAAGCAAACTACAAAATATGAACACTTGGGCTACTACACAATTTATGGAAGCTTTCCAAGATTTAAATTTTAAAAATGATATGGGAGAATTTTATTTAGGGATAGATGATTACGAAAGCTTTAAAAAGGCTATTGCAAGTGGACTTAGAAGCATAGAGAATAAAGAAAAATTAAATAATCAAAATACTATGGTTGAGAGATTAAAATATGAACAAAAGAAAAAAACAAATCCTTTGGAATTATCTTTAAAAGAAGACCAAGTAGCAGCAGATGGATATATACCAGAGAGTACAATGGTAAAAGCTATAAACTATAAAAATGGGGTAACTGTAACAGGAGTAAATGAAGCTATAAATTTAGGATATAGTATTCCTTGGAAAGAAAAAGGTTTAAATGACACCACAGAAGTATATAAAAATCCTAATTTAGCTGGGGAAGGTGTAATGAATTTTAGACAACAAGAAGCTGAATTAATGGCTAATGGTTATGGATATGAAGCAGTAAAAAACTTCTATGATACCACAGATGAGAATATAATAGGTGGAAGTATGCTTATGGAAACATATCAGATGAATACTACCTTTAAAGATGAATTTGACAAAGTATATAGTTCTGATAATAGAAAAATACTTGCTAATTTTGATAAGGTTCAAATAACTGATTTTTCTACTTTAAAAGAATATAATACAGAATTTCAAGGAGTAGATGACCCATATTATGCTACTCCTACAAGTTTTATGTCTGGCCAGGTTAGTAGAAAACCACAAAAGACAATGTCAATAGCTGCAGGTGGTAAAATAGCTGGACTACAAGTTGCAGCCAATAATGGAAGTTTAGCAGCTACAAGAGCTACTAAAGATATAACTCAAATAGCAACTGACACACTAATACTAGAATTGTATTCTAAATATGGTGGTGTAATAACAGATGATTTAGCTGATAAAGGAGGACTAAAAGAGAAGTATGTAGGGCAACCTATAGCTAGTTTAACCCCAGAGCAACAAAGGACTTTCCTTAAAGGAGTTTTAGAAAATGATAAATCAATAAGAGAAACTGTAAATTCCAGGGTAGAAAATGTAGTTAACGCTATGACAGAGGGGCTAGATACTATTAATCTAGGGAATAATAGAGTTATATTTGCACCTAAAATAATAAAAGAAGATGAGAGAACTAACTTTATAACAGGTCAAATAGATAGAGGTTTTGTTGTTAAAGAAAGAGATATAGAAAAAACTCAAAAAGCTATAAATGAAATGATAGCTAAAAATACATATAAAGTTAATTACAATGGAACTATTAAAGAAATAGGAGATAAGAAAAATATAACTTTTGTACAAGACATAGGAAGTACAAAGGTAAGACTTTTCTATGGTGGGCAACCTGTATTTACTGATAATGGATATGCAGTATTTGATGTAGAAGAGTTTATTAAGGAGGAATAATGGCAGGACTTGTAACTTATGGTAATAAATTATCTTTAGAGGATAATGATGATGTAATTAAAATAAATAAAGAATATTATGAGGCTAATAAAGAAAATATAGAAAAATTCAACGTTGTAGGTAATAAACTATCTTACGATATACCACAATTAGAAATTATAGGAGATATATTATCTAGTTCTAAAAATATTGCAAAATCAACTTACTATAGTTGGTTAGGAGCTGCATATAAAAGTGCAACAGGAGAAACAAAACCTATAGATTTTTTAAAAACGGCAGAGGAAAACCATATAAAATATAAAGATTTTGCAAGTAACTTTAAATATAGCTTTAGAAAAAAAATAGAATTAGAACCCAATATAACTCAAAAATGGGCTATGAGTGCAGGAGCAGAGAGTTTAAGAGCTGCTACTGATGTAAGACAACTCCCTGTATTACTTGGGACCACTCTTTTAACTCCATATGTTGCAGGATATATAGGAGCTACTTCTGTAGCTGGTAGACTTGGAACAACGGCAGTTTTAAATGGTATAGAAAATATGGTACAAGAAAGTGCAGATATTTATATATCAGAGGGGAGAACTCCAGAACTTGATGAGATTATTTATTCTGGAGTTGGTGGAGCTGGTGCAGGACTTTTATTTGCTGGTCTAGGAATGGGGATAGGTAAGGTAGTTAATAAAATAGAAACTAAGTTTGATAATATAGCAAGAAAAAAGAAATCCCAAGAAATAATAATAAATCTATTTTCAGAGGCTGATAAAAAAATACAAGAAAGCTCTATATTAAATAATGGAGATATGACTATAAAAGATTTAGAAAATACAGTAGGAATAAAAGATAATCTAGGTATTATAAATGAATATAAAGGCTCTCAAGGTAGTGAAAGATTTTTATTTAAGCATTTATATATAAATGATGTTAATAAATTTCAAGCTGACTTATATGCTAGGTCTATTGTCTTAAAAATGATAGATGACCCAGATATAGACTTTATTAAAAACGGAGCTGACTTCAATAAAATTTTAAATGAAAATCCGATTCTTATAAGAAATTTAGCAAAAGAATATATTGATAGTGGAAAACTTGGAGAGGGAGAAAAGAAAGCTTTTGAGTTCTTTTTAGACTTGACTAACCCAGACAAGATAACTGATGTAAGAGTTGATGTTCCAGGAATGATGGAAGAGGTTGATAAAAATCTTAATGGCAATGATAGTGGCTATGAACCTTTATTTGAAGATATGAAAGTACAACATCATATAGTTGATAGTGAAACTTTTGAAAGAAAAAAAAGAAAAATAAAGCATAATTATAAAGATTTTCCCAAAGGGACATTACAAGCAAACCTTGAAAAAGATGGAATTATTCCACCAGGTGCAAATGTTAAGTATGTAAGAGGAGCTATTGAGAAAACACCATATCAAGACTTGGTACATATTACAGAACATGGAACTCCAATTACTAGAAAAAAATGGTTAAAGGGAGATGCCCATATCAACTTTGAATATGAAATAGATGGTAAGAAATATTATGGAGATTATAGACTTACAGAGCAATATGGATATTTAGGAGATACATACGAGCTTGATGTTAATGCAGCACCAGGAACACAAAAAAATATAACACTCCAAAGAAAAGTAACTAATATAGTAGATGATATGAACGGAACTCCAGAACCAATAAAACCTATTAGTGTCGAAGAGATGAGGAGCATAGTATATAAAGAATTGGGACTAGATAAAACTTTTGGAGAATTAGGACAGAAACAACTTACAGAAGAGTTGATTTATAGTTACAGTAAAAAAGTAGGGGAAGTTATAAGAAAAAAATATAATATAAATTCCCTGGAAGAAATGGCAGATTTTTATAAAAAAAGATATGGAATAAACTTTAAATTTAAAGGATTTACAGACTTAAAAGGAGCTAAAGGGGAAACTATAATAAGAAAAGCTAGAGGAACAAACGAACTTATAGGAGATATAGAAATATTTATTAGCAACAATATTCCAGATTTAGAAACACAATTAGGAGTAATGAGGCACGAATTACAACATGTATTTGACTTTTACAAAAACCCAGAATTTAAAAGTCAGCCATTTTTCACACCTGTTATATTTGCTAATAGTGAAGTAGGGGATAGATTAAATAGACTTGGTCGTGGACACTTTGCAGATTTTCCAGAGGAATATTTTGAACTATCATATCTTATAAAAAATAAGTTAGATAACTTAATAAATGGAGAAAAACTTGATAACGAAATAGTAGAAGTATTAAAACTTGAATTACCAAAAACAGTAGGTAAAGAAGATATAGAAATATATAAAAGTATGCTAAAGGCAGCTAAAACAGAAAGCGACCCAGCAAAAGCAGTAGCAGAGCTTAGAAAAAGTTTTAGTAAGTATGCTAAGTGGAAAAATGATATACCAGAAATATTTTGGAAAGCTAAAGACGTTGGACAAGCTTCATCACTTATGAGTGAATATCTTGAAACAAATTTATTTATTCCATACGAGAAAACTAAGCAACAAATGGAAGGTATGCTAACTAATGCTTTCAATATAACTTATAAAGGCGAGAAATTAAATCCAGATAAATTAATAAGTTTATTTGAAGAGAATGGAGAAAATCTAACTCATTATCTATTTAGATGGAATTATAAAAGTTTACCAGATAGCTTAAAAGAACTTGAACCAGAGATACTAAGATTAAGAGAAGAGTTTTATAGCACTATGAAAGAATTGACAAATGGTTATGAGATAACAGTAGATGACATTGTCAATAATTTTATGTTTGACCATAACCTAAGTGCAGAAAAATATATAAGACAAGAAGATATATTGAAGTATTTAGGAGATGATAAAAAGGTTGATTTAGATAAATTTATAAGAGGAGATTTGAGTTATGATGATTTAGTAGAACTTAATATCCCAGAAAGATTGCTTACTATAAGAAATGCTTTTGCAGAAGATAATTTAGAGTTCTTTGAATCAGCACCAGAAACTTTAATTAATAATCTTAAAGGAAAGAATAAAGCTCCTAAAGAAAAAATTATAAAATTAATGGCTAAAGCTAATGAGTGCATGAGTTCATCAGATAAGAAAGCACTTGTTAAAAAATATAAACTTGAGGGAATACCACAAATAAAAGAATTTATTGAAAAATCAGACTTTTACAAAGAGGTAGATACTAACCTTATAGCTCAAAATATACTAGAAAGTAGAAAAAATAATGCAAAATATTTTTATACTATGGATATGATGAGTAAGAAAGGAAGTTATAAAAATAAATTTCTTGGAGGACATCTTCATAGATTTGGTAGATTTGATGACTTTATTAATGGAGAAAAAATTATAAAAAGAAAAAATCTAACAAGACTTGTAAATAAAAATAAGACTTCTGATAGAACAGCTATTAGAAGATTTATAAGAGAAATTTCAGTAGCTAAAGCCATTAAAGATAATTTACCAGGGCATGGAATGAATGGTATAGAAAGAATCTTGAATGAAACTCAAAGAAAAACTGCAAATGATACTTATAAAACTTTAGTTAGAGCCATTGAGAAAAAAATAGATGATAGAATAGGAATGGATTTAGGAAGAATTACAAAACCACCAAAAACAATAGCAGATAAAGCTATTACTAATTTTTTAAGTTATAGTAATAAAGTTAGTTTAACAGGGCTTAAATTTACAAAGGATTTCATATTCGAAGCACCAACAATGGCAAGGGCTAGCACTATGTTATATAATTCAGCAGGTATTACTGAAACTTATAAAAATTTTTTAAAGGCTGCACAAGTGCTATATCTAAGTAAAGAAATGTTTGATAAATATGATAAAGCTTTAGGAAGTAGATTTGAATATTCAGTACCTTTAAAATTTTTCAATTCTATTATGGATAAGGCAGATGATGTAACAGGAGAGATAGCAGAAAGGATAAATAAGTATGGTAGCAAATGGGAAAAGATAATTAGTGGAATAGACACAGGACTTAATAAATTAAATTTTTATGGAGAGAGCCAAAAGGTTATGAAACTTGCAGCTTTTTTTGAGGGTGCAGAGATTTTAAGAAATATGAGTAAATTTCAAGACTTAGATGATTTATTTAAAAATAATACTGCCTATATGGAAAATTTATTTAAAAATGTAGGTATAGATGATTTAGACTTTTATTTCATAAAAAAATTAAAAGATATTCCAGAATTTAATGAGTTAGGTGTATTTAATGAAGTTGACTTATTTGATTTTATAAATAAATCAGAAGTAGAAAAGCAATTAGGAAGAGTTCTATACAACGAAGAATTTGACTTAATAAGAAAAAATATTACTGAAAAAATAACTAAGTTACATGACAAAATAGTTACTGATATTTCCCCTACTGAAACTAATGCTTCTATGAGAGCTGTCATTGAAAATATTGAAAATCCTATCCACAGAAATTTTATGAGGTTGATGGGAAACTTCAAAACTTCTATACAAGAACAATGGAGAAGATTAGGAAGAGATTTATACACCTCTAATATAGTAGATGGGCATTTTGATTGGGGTAATAAGATATGGCAAAAAAGATTATTCAAACATATCTTAGGAGTAACAGGACTATATGGAGGACTAGCACTTGTAACCGACTTAGATTTTTACACTGACCCAATAGCAACTATCAATGAAAAAATAGATGATTTAATAGATAGTCCAGGTAGTGCATTTTGGGAAGTACTAGATTCTCAAATAAACTCTTGGGCTTTAGTTAATGGTTCAGCAGTAGCAAGAAGACCTATACAGATAGCTCATAATTTGTCTAAAGGAGATTTTGAAAAAGCTGGAGCAAATATTTTAAAACTAGGACTAGGTACATCAAATGTTAATATGGCTAAAACAGGATATAGTTTAGCAGAAAAAATAGTAGGAGAATAAAAAAGGAGGAGTGCTGCAACACTCCCCTTTTTTGACTAATTATAATGCAACTCTGTTTACTAAGAAAAACAGAATAACCAGTATTATTAGTCTTAGAATGGAATTCTTAATAATGTTCACCCCCTTTCTTAGTGGGCTAGACCTATTATAACAAAAATCTCTTGAATTTTCTAGTTATTTTTGTTATAATTTAATTACTAAGAAGAATGGAATACTTAGTATGTTCACCGCTGGTATAGCTGCAACTATACTAGCCTTTTTCTTTTTATGGACTTTTTTAGTATTTAATGATATAATAATCTTAAGAAAATCAGGCAACCTTTTGGAGTTGCCTTTTTCCATTTACAGAAAAATCAAAGGACAACCTAAAAGGGTTGTCCTTTTTTTATTTTCCAACTTTTAAAAGATGGAATTTCAAACTATCAAACAGGTAAGGAGGTGGAGTTTTGAATTTTTTAGGAAGAGCAGCAAAAAGAAGAGTAACTATTAGTTATAAAAAAGTTATTAAATATCTACACAAAGGACAGAAAGAACTTCTGGACAATGTCTTGGAAAATAAGAAAAAGTATTTTGCACTAATGGCTCATAGAAGATATGGAAAGGACTTTATTTCACTACTTATTATGATACTAGCAGCTATTCAACACCCAGGAAACTACTATATCTATGCACCATACTTTAGACAAGTAAAAGAAATAGTTGTAGACGGAAAAACGTTGAATGGTTTACCTTTACTTGAAAATCTTATACCAGATGAAATACTAGCAAATCCAAGAGGACCTAAAGTTAATAAATCAGATTGGAGTGTAACTTTATTTAACGGAGCAAAAATCTTCTTTCGTGGAGGAGATAATCCAGACGCAAGTGTAGGGGTAGGAGCTAGAGGAGTTATATATACAGAAGCAGCACTTATAAAAGAAAAGTTCTATCAATATATGAAACCTGCAGTTGATATGGTTATCAATAACACAGACTTTGGTTTTGTAATATTTATCTCTACACCAAGGGGTAAATATAATTGGTTTACTAAACTTTTTGCAGATTACTTCACTATCCTAAGTAAACCAGAAAATAAAGAAATTAAAGATATGTGGTATGTAGATATTCAATCTGGAAAAGATTCCTTGAACTACAAAGGGGAGAGGGTAATAAATGATAAAGAACTTAGAAAACAAGCTCTTGCTATGGACCCAGATTCATACGCTCAAGAGTGGGAATGTAAAATCAATACTCATTTAGTTGGTGCTTGGTATGGAGAACAACTAAAAAAAGCTTATGAAGATGAAAGGATAAAGTCTTATGGTAGATATGAAGAGTTATTAGATAGTGTAAGTAGAAGATATACTCAAATATACACAGGACATTTTTGGACACAACAACCTTTATATGTTGCTTGGGATATAGGAAAAAAGGACCATACAGTATTATGGTTTTTTCAAAAGAACCCTCATAATAATAGAATTAGATTCATAAAACATTATAGAGTTACTGGACAAGGACCAGACCACTGCTGCCAATATATAAAGAAATGGTGTAAAGATAACGGGTACTATATGCAGCCTACTATGGTACTACCACATGATGGAGATGTAGAGGAATGGAGTGCAACATCAAAAAGAAGTGACTACATAAGATTGAATTATTTTAGTGATGTAAGAACTCTATCTAAGACAGAACTAGCTAAAAATGATATGACTACATTAATAAATCAAATCAACTATATAAGAAAGGAGTTTGAAAATGTAGAGATAGATAATAACGAGTGTAACATAGGAGTTATACAATTAGGAGGCTACGTCAAAAAATATAACAAGTCCATGAACTGTTACTTAGATATACCAGACCACGACGCAAATGATAAAGCTTCTGATGACGCAGATTCATTTAGAACTGCTATGATATTTGCTAGCATATATCTAAAAGATAGTTTTGATGGACCACTAACAACTTATTATTAAGAAAAGAGGTGTTTAAGCAAATGTTAAATTTTAAAAAAGAGTATTTTAAGTTAGAAGAGAATAGACAGCAATATGCTACTAACTTTTCAGACTTAATGACAAGTTGTGAAGTCTATGGAAAAAAACAAAATCCCATAACTAGCACAGCTTTTATATTTATTATACCTAAAGATTATTACACATACAATGCTGGAAATATTGATTTTACTAACTACCCAGATGGTATATGGAATGACTACACAGATATTAAGATAGTTAAGTCTGAACCTTATTTTGATTTAGATTTTTCTTTTAGTAGTACAGGAGATATTACACCAGAAAATCTAAATAATATGTTTACTAAAATAAAAGCTGCAATACTTGGAACAGAAAAAGAAATTATAAAATCTCAATTATTTGTAGATAGTGGAATACCCAAACAATTAGGTTTACCAGATTTACCAAAAGGTTGTATCTGGTATATGTCAGATGATGGGATAGCTACTTATCCTGTAAATACACTATTTGAGAAATATCAAGAGTTGCTCAATAAGATTTATGAAGATACAAAAAAAATATTACTTGAAGATTTGGATAATAGAGTAAAAGAGCTAGTTATTCAATTAGAAAAAGATTTAAAAGAAATTATTGATAATTATCTTAAAACAGATAGTTATTTAAAATTAGATAAATATACACAAGAAAAAATAGAAGAAGCAGAAAAAGAAATCCAAGATTATATAGACTATCATATGCAAGATTTAAAAGGAGAAAGAGGGTACTCAATAGCAAGTGTTGGTTTTAATAAAGAATTACCAGAAGGAAACGTCTATACAGTCTACCGTGAAGACGGAGAAATTATAGGAGAATTATTAGCACGAAGAGGTCCTCAAGGTATTCAAGGCAATGATGGACCAGAAGGACCGAAAGGAGAGAGAGGAGAAAGAGGATTCAAAGGAGATAAAGGAGACCAAGGAGAAAGAGGGGAAAATGGACCTCAAGGTATTCAAGGAGAGCAAGGAATACAAGGAGATATCGGACCTCAAGGTCCTCAAGGAATAACAGGTCCTCAAGGTATTCAAGGAATACAAGGGGAACAAGGCATTCAAGGAGAAAGAGGACTTCAAGGACTAAAAGGCGAACAAGGCATTCAAGGAATACAAGGAGAACAAGGACCTAAGGGAGAGCAGGGAGATATCGGACCTCAAGGTCCTCAAGGAATACAAGGTCCTAAAGGAGATAAGGGAGATAAAGGAGATAATGGAACTGCTGTAATCACTCCTATAAATAGTCAGTACATATTCCAAATAGAAGATGGAAACTTAGTTGTATATTATAACGAGAATGATACTCAACCAAATTTTTCAATAGATGAAGATGGAAATTTAGTATTAGAAATTTTAGAATAAGGAGGTTTTAATTATGCCGAAATTAATTATAGGTAATGTTGTAGGTCCTCAAGGTCCTAAAGGAGATAAGGGAGATACTGGACCACAAGGTCCTCGAGGTCCTCAAGGTATTCAAGGACCTAAGGGAGATAAAGGGGAACAAGGTATAACTGGAAATACTGGTCCTAAAGGTCCTAAAGGAGATACTGGAGAGCAGGGTATTCAAGGTCCTAAAGGAGCTGATGGAGTAGGAGTAAAAAGTATAACATTTAAGAATACTAATGAAGATGGCGGAAATGTTTATACTGTGACTTTAACTAATGGTAGCACATATGATTTTACTGCCCCTAGAGGTCAACAAGGGATACCAGGACAAAGCGGTCAACCTGGGACTACTGATTATGAAAAACTAATAAATAAACCAGATGTATATACTAAAACTGAAACTAATAATTTATTAGATGATAAATTAGGTAAAGAAGATAAAGCAAAGAGTGCTACAACTGCTGATAGTGCTGGTACTTGTACAGGGAACTCTGCTACTGCTACAAAATTACAAACTGCTAGAACTATCAACGGAGTTAGTTATGATGGTAGTGCCGATATTACAATAGCTGATAATACAAAACTTCCAAAATCCGGTGGTACTATTAATGGAAACTTAACAGTAACAGGAGCTATTGTTTCAAACGGAGAAGTTACGGCTTATTCAGATAGAAGATTAAAAACTGATATAACAAAGATAACTAATGCTCTTAAAAAAGTAAATCAAATCAATGGGTACACATTCACTATGTTAGGTACAGGACAAAGACAAGCTGGAGTTATAGCTCAAGAGATTGAAAAAGTATTGCCAGAAGTTGTGGTCAAAAATGAGGACAATGGTTATTTAACTGTTATGTATGGACATATAGTAGCTTTACTTATTGAAGCTGTAAAAGAAATGAGTAAGGAAATAGAAGATTTAAAAGGGGGTAGGGTATAATGGCTATCACTATGAAAAATTTAAATGATAGAACATCAGCATTAGAGGGTAAAGCTTCAACTACTCCAATAACTATGAAAGGATTAGCTGATAGATTAGCAAATTTAGAAGCTACTGCTAAGAAATGGGAAGAGGCAACTCTTATTATCAGAAGTGGTACAAGTGTATATGACACTGTTAGTTTGCCACTTCCACAAAATATAAAAAATATAGTTTCTGGAGCTAAAAGTTTAGCGACGGCCTCAGGAACAGTTCATTGGTACACTAATGTTCAAGATGGCACTGTATCAGCTAATAGTGGCAGTATCAGAATAGATAATAATTATTTATACTATCAATTACGTCGAGGCTCTCGTAACATAGCGAGTGGGGACATCACAATTAAATTGGTAGTATATAAATAAAATAAGGAGGCACAAATGACAGTTTTTTATTATGATAAAGAAAAAGCAGAACAAGGAATACTATTTTGTTTAGGACAAGAAGATAAAGTTCTTACTCAAGAAGAAATACAAGAACAAGGGAAATCAGAACTATATGAAAATGTAGTTACTTATACAGGAAATACAGTTCTAATAGGACACCCTATTGTTGAGGGAGATACAGTTAGAAAAGCTACTGAAAAAGAACTTATAGATTTAGGCATAAAAGGACTAGAAGAGGGAGAAATACTTGAGGGGGATAATATCAAGACAGTTGATAGACCTCAACCTTACCCAGAGGCTTACGAATGGCAAAATACTGCTTGGGTATTAAATCAAGATCTTTTACCAGATGGAGTATACCATGATGGAAATAAATTTGTAGAGGTGCCTATACCAGATAACTATATAAAATATCACTGGGAAAGACCTAATTGGATAGATGATACTCAAGATATTGATAGAGTTGAAAAACAATATGCGGAATATTTAATCTTAAATAATCCATTAGATTGGTCAAAAATGGAAGAACAAGGAGTACTTGAAGATTACAAAACTTTTATGAAAGAAAATGAAGCTTATTTAGAAAGAGATTCTAAAGAGATAATTACACTAAGTAATATACCACAACCTAGTGAAAAGTTAACTTCTTTTTTCAGCAAAATAAAAAAACATAATTCTATTTCAATGGATAGAATGATAACAAAAAGTGTTATCTTAAACGGGGGGGGGGAACAAAAACTAATATTTAATCCTCTAAATAAAAAAATACAAAATAGAGCTAGTGTCATCACAATGAGTAATCTAAATACTAGGATTGCTACATTAGAGGGCAAAGCTGCAACTACTCCAATAACTATGAAAGGATTAGCTGATAGATTAGCTCAGGTGGAAGCTACTGCTAAAGATTGGGCTGTAGTTACACTAACAGGCACACAAACATCCCGATGGGCTATCCCTACGCAATATTTAAATGGATATAATTTTTATGTTGTTGGTTGGAGCGGGTTAAAAATGGGATCTTATTATGAACAAGAATATAGTAATAATAGAATAAACCATTATGTTACGAACGATGGGAGATATCGTTTTATCTATAAATTTGAAAGAAATGGTAATTATATACTATCTGTTAAAGAACAAAGTTCAAATCTTGTAATTAATAATATTACAGTAATGTTTTATAAATAAGGAGTTGATAAATAATGCAAACATCAGACAAAGGAATAGAATTCCTAATCAAAGAAGAAGGGGGAATAAGATTAAAAGCATATAAATGTCAAGCTGGCATCTTAACAATAGGAGTAGGTCACACTGGAAAAGATGTCAAAGAGGGAATGGAGATTACAGAGGAAAAAGCAATTGAGCTTTTAAAACTCGATTTAAGACGTTTTGAAGATGTAGTCAATAAAAATATCAATGTAACTTTAAAGCAACATGAATTTGACGCACTCATAAGCTTAGCTTTCAACATAGGGTGTGCAGCTTTCTCAAATTCAACCGTAGTTAAGAAAATAAATACGGGGGCAAAAATGTGCGAGGTAGAAGAAGCTTGGAAGATGTGGAGAAAAGGTGGAGGAAAAGTATTACCTATACTTGTAAGAAGAAGAGAAAGAGAAGTTAAGATGTATAAAGGAGAATGATAATTTGAATATTATAAATTCACTAATAGGAGTTCTAAAAGATACCCTAGGTATAATGTTTAAAAGAACTAGAAATGCAGAAGTAGATCAAGAGATAGAAAAGCAAAAACTAACAAGTTTTAACTATTACCTTGGTACTGCCTTTATGATAATACTTTTATTACTTATATTAGATAATCTTTTAAGCCTACAAATAACACCTTGGTTTTACAACATTTTCGAAAAGATACTAGACTATATGATAGGAGGAAATTAATGGGAGATTTTACTAGAATAGCAACAGATTTCTTTTGGTTGTTGGTTGATGTAATAAAAATTTTAAGTAATTGTGTAGCAATAGGAATAGGAAGTTTAGTAGCCTTTATCTTTATGATTACAGGTGGGCAAGATGAAGCTTTAAGAATATTACTTATACTTATGGCAGTTGATTATATATCTGGAGTTATCAAAGCTTATATTACTTGTACTGCTAATAGTAAACTAGGTATAATAGGAATGTTAAAAAAGGTTATGATAATTCTAGTTATAGTATTAGCTTATCATCTGGACATACTACTTGGTAGTAAATTAGGAATAAAGACTTTAACAATAGGAGTTTTTATTTCAAATGAGGGACTTTCTATATTAGAAAATGCAAGTATCTGTGGAGTACCCATTCCAGAGAAAATAAAAAAAGTATTAGTTCAATATCAAGAGTATAAGAAAAAATAAAATGTGAGCTTATGAGCCTTAGAATAGGGTAGGTCAAAACAAAAAGAGAGGTAAATATATACCTCTCTTTTTTAAACCTCTTAAAAACGATTTTAAAGGCTCTATTTTAATTTTAAATCAACCTTAAAATCAATTAAGTCAAAATAAAATATTTTATCTGTACTGTAATAACTTTCTGTATTTGCTTGGAACTCATCTAATTTTAAAGTAATATCTCCAACAATAATTTTATATCCATCTTGTATGTCTATAATATCTAAAACTTCTACATCATTTTTAAAATATGTTATCAACCCATTTGTTATAGTTATACTTTGAATATTTTCTCTATTTCCTTTTAACAAATCCTTTAATTTCATTAGCTCAACCCCTTTATCTTTTCTTTTAGTTCAGCCTTAACAGTTTTCAACTCTTTCAACTCTTCCTCTAATTTTCTGATTTTCGCCTCTACCTCCGATAGTCTGGATACCAGCTTATCTTTTTCAGATTCCTCTACTATCTCGGCATCTTCTATTTCGAGAGCTCTCGAAATAGCTTTTTTTATCCCTTGAGCTGTTCTTATTTCACCATTTACCACTCTTGCTATAACATCACTTGGTGCTTTTTTGTTTGTTATTTGCTTAATCTCTGCGTCTGATAAAGTCTGTATAATTTTACTTTCTGGATATTCTAAAGATAGTTTATATCTTCCTCTTAGTAATGACACTTGGTCTTTATTGAATCCTAAAGCTTGGTACCATTCCATATAACTTTGAGGATTTTCAGAGTATCTATCAAAAAGCCCTCTAGCTTCATCTAACATTCTACCTGTTTCTATTGCTAATTTCCCAACTTCTTTTTTATTTGTAATTATTTTTTTCTCTATATTTATCAGTTCTCTTACATCATCTTGGGAAAAGTTTTCCAATACTGAATAATCAAATAAAAGTTCAGTTGTTACTAATTCTTTAGTGGTTTGTGTTTCTTGTAGTGTTGCTGGTTTAGTTATATTTCTAATACCTAAACTACTTCTTTTTATTGTTGGTTTTCCCATATCTCTAACAACTCCTTAGTAAGATTTTTAAAGTCTTTAGCTCCATTACTTGTAGGGCTATATTGTCCTATAAAATATCCATCTCTAGCACAATATTTTAATTTCCCATTATCTCTAATTTGAGTTTTTAAAATATTGGAATACCCCTCTCTAATCTCTTCTATATCTTTTAAAATATCTTTATCAAGTGGCACCTGGTTAAAATATCCAAGGTGTATAAATGGAGTGTTTAAATTTTCTTTTAAAGCTTCTATAAATTGCAGCATTATATTTAACCCTTGAACACTATATATATGTGGTATTATTGGAGTTAAAACATAATTGCTAAGAGATAACACAGCTCTTTCTAAAGAATCTATACTAGGTCTACAATCAAATATTACATAGTCATAATCTAATTTTTCAAGCTCTGATTTTAGATTGAAATATATCATTTCTTGGTCCCATTTATCCATTGTTAAATCTAGGTTTCTTAGGTCATAACTACCTTTGATAAAATCTAAAATATATCTTCCTTTTTCTACTTCATTAATACCTGTATCTTTATTTTCTACTATTTTTAGTTCATGTATTTGTATTATATTATTTGCTAAAGACTTTTCTTTTAAAGCTTTGAATAAGTCTTTTTCTTCATCATCAAATATAAAACTTTGTGTTAAGTTCTGCTGGTAGTCGCAATCTATCAGCAATATTTTTTTATTAAAATTAAGTGCTAACATTCCAGCGACTTCCCTTGCCCCTGTTGTCTTTCCTGTTCCACCCTTTTGATTTATAAATGATACTACTTTCATTTTACCCCCTATATTAAATCCTTATATTTTTTTATATACTCTCTTACTTCCTCTGGTTCATAACCAAAATCTTCTCCAGTGGCTTGATATATTTTCATAGCGTTTTGATATTCTTCATTAGTTAGTGGAGTTGTTTTTTTCTTGACTACTGGCTCTTCAACTTCTTTTATTTTTTCTGCTTCCTTAGTTCTTCTTATAACTATTTTTCTTTTAGGTTTATTGATATTGTCCTCTATGGCTTTTACTAGGTAATTAAGACTTGTAAATTCTGTTTTAATTAAATCATAAGCAGCTTTCAATCCTTTTTCTAATTGTTCTTGGCTAAATTTATCTAAAAGTTTTATTATATTATCATCAGTCAAGAAAGGTTTTACAAATCTGTTTTTCTCTGCTTTCTCAATAGCTGATAATAGCTCTTCTGAAATCTCTATTTCCTCTTCCTCTTCTATTGTTTCATCAACCTTGTTATCTTTCCAAGTAAACTCAAACCCACTTATAAATTTACCATCTTTTATTTTTTTTACTTTCAAACCTTCAAAATATTGTGGTAACTCTTTCATAATAGGAGGCAATACTCTTTTGTTTATAACTGCTGTATCATAGCTTTCTGGAACTCCTAATTCTCTTCTGAAATCTTCAAGAGTTATAGTTACTTTTTTTATTTTATTCCACTTTTTCAAAATAGAATACATTAGTTGTGAATATCCAGATTTTAAATTAGAATATTCTATCAAAGCTTGAATTGTATAAGGAGCTTGTAAATGATTTAGCAAATATTTATAGTCTGGATTTATTCTTATTCTAACTGTTTTCTCTTTCTCATCTACTGAAAAGGTTGGAAACAAGACCATATTTGTAAATCCTTCATCTTTTCTTATTTGCATAACTTGTAATCTTAAAAGCTTATCACTTAATTCTTTTAAAAAGCTATAAATATTATCTCCTTTTTTTCTTGCAGAATAATTTGCAATTTTTGAAATCTCTGAAACTTTAAAAGTTACAACTTCATCTTCCTGTTCCATAATCTTTAAACAAAGAGCTAAAAAAACTGCTCTTTCTTTTACTGAATAATTTTGTAATTGGAGATTATGGAAATCTTTATGATGTATTAGATTATATTTTTCTTGACTCATATATTCCCTCCAAAAATTTCACTAATTTTAGTATAACTTAATCAAAGGTACAATGTCAATATATATGTACCTTTATTTTCTGGATTTTGTACCTTTATCTTTTTAAAATACTCTTTAAATCCTATTTACACTAGGTTTTTAACTATTATATAAATTTATAATAAAGGTACATCATTCTAATAAATGTCGTTAAAAGCACATTATAAAATATCTCGTACCTTTATAATTGGATTTTGTACCTCTATAATTGGATTTTGTACCTTTGAAAGTTGGATTTTGTACCTTTATTTTCTGGATTTTGTACCTTTGAAAGTTGGATTTTGTACCTTTATCTTTTTATAAAATGGCTTTTTTTCTAGCTTTTAAAGGTGCCGAAATATATAAAAGAATAAAAGAATAAAGATTCTTCTTAAAGGAGTGAGAAAGAATATATTTTTAAAATAAAAATAACTGACAAAACTTCACACTATAAAAACCAATAAAAATAAATACTCAAAAATTACTTTGACAAAATTTCACAGTATTATAATTTTAAAAAGATATTGACTTATACCTAAAAGTATATTATACTACTGTATCCATATTTTTAACCCCATATAAGATGCTTTTTTTAATCGTCATATGTTATTCGAGATTCTTTAATAAAAGTGGCAGGAATAAACCTGCCATTTTTATTTTATGCAGTTTTTAAACTTCTTAAAGTTGCTTTTAAATAGTTCAATTCTTTTTTACTTGCTGTGTAGATATTAAATTCAAATCTACCATTTTCCTTAACTAAGTATATAGCCTTGTCTATATCCTCTTTAGAGTATTTTTTATTTATAACTTCTATAAATTTAGCCCTCTCTTCTGGTGTAATTTGCTCTTCAACTTCCTTAACCTCTTTATCTTCTTTGGATTCCTTATACTTTTCCAAATCCTCTCCAGTGTATAATGATAGTCCTATACCAAACATTGCTATATTTTTTACAAGACATCTCATTATACTGTCGTTTATATCTCTACTGTTAGGTTTGCTTATAGAATTATGTCTATTGTCCATGATAGGTAACATCATTTTTTTAGTTACTCCAAACATAGTAACAGTAGTTTTTACAAAGTGGCAATCCCCTCTTGAGAATAAAGGAAACCCCTCTAAATCTTCTAATATTTCATAACTCATTGATGGGTCTTGCTCCATAGCCATTTTGTAAGCATTAGCCCAGCTTATGTATGATAGTTTTCTTTTTCCTGTGTCTACTGTTTCTATCATACCTGTTAAATCTTTTAAATACATTTCTTGAAATTTTTCTTTAGTCATAAGACCACCTCCATTTAATTTTTAACAAGTCCCCCAAGTTCCTTGGGGAACCTATAAAAACTAAATTATTTTATATATAAACTTGTACTTTGTTTAAGTTCTGCTCCTGGAACTTCTACCCCAGCCTTTAAAGCTTTTGAAATTTCAGTTTTTGAAATATCTTCAACATATTTTATTGTCTTAAATTCTGCAGGTATTTTGTCTTTGTCTATAAGCTCTACACTTGCAGGATTATTTTTTATTCCTATTATTCCAAAGATAGTATCTATTTTTTTTACTCCTATTCTTTCAAGAGTATATTTCAAGAAGTTTTTAAAATTTTTATCTTTATTCTCTAAAGATTTTTTTCTAGCTTCAAGCCTTTTTATTTCCTTGTCCAGCACTTCTATTTGTGCTTTATTATTTTGAAATACCTGTATAATTCTACCTGTTTTACTGCTCAAATCTTGCTCTATTTCTTTTGTTAAAGCCTCTAAAGCTTCACACTCTTTTATTTCTCCTGTGTTCTCATCAATGGAATTTTCCCAAAGTTCATTTAATGCTAATTTGTCCTCTAATAAATTTATTATATTTGCCATTAAAACCACTCCTCAATATTTAAAAGTTCTAAAAATTCTCTAAGCTCTTTTTCTGTCATATCTGCTGCAGCTTCTCTAACTTCTTCTAACTCCTCATCAAAGTAATTATCAAGTCTTTCTAATCTAACATCAGTCATAAAGACCACCTCCAATTTAATTTTTAACAAGTCCCCCAAGTTCCTTGGGGAACCTATAAAAACTAAATTATTTATTAAAAACATTTTCAAGCATTTTGAAAAAGTCATCAATTTCTTTTTCCACATTTTCATCTGCTACCCTAAAGCTATTAAAATCTAATTTTTTCTCATAACTTACTGGTTTTTCTCCTACATATCCAGCAACTATGTTTTTTTTAAGTTCTCCACTAAAGAAAACTATATTGTTTTTTATCTCCCAAGCTAAATTTTTAATACTGTATTTTTCTTTTAAATTCTCCATCATTGCTAACATTCTAATTCCCCCTACATTTTGCTATATTTAATTTTGAATTTTAATATATGTTTTATCCAAGCTATCATTAATATCTAACCCCTTGGACTGCCCAGTAAGCTGCTTCTCTGTCTTGCTCTTCTCTTTTTTCATCTCGGAAAGCTTCTTCAACTTCTTTTTCCCATTCTTCTAAAAACTCCATCATACTATCCATATCCACCTGGAACTTAACTTCTTTTTTACCAAGTCCAGAAAATACCATAAAATCTCCTGTCTTTGAGTTATAATTGTAAGAATCAATTAGTCCATCATCTTGTAATTGTTGCATTGTTTCAAATCCTTCTAATAATTCTTTATCTAACATAGTTTTCCCTCCTCTTGATTATTAAGTGCTAAATTTGCTATCGCTTCAGATACTGTTAAACCATATCCGTGGAACTCTCCAGCATTTACTATATAAAATTTTTTAAATCTTCTTACAACGAGAACTCCCCATTTCTCATTGATATATTTTAAGAACATTACATCTTGTGACATTAGAACCACCCCCAAGTTTTAAGACATCTTTAATATTTTTTCTTTTTAAAATCATTTCTATTGTCCAAAAAACTTTATAATATTTATCCTCTAACTTTTCTACTACTTCAGCTAATTTATTAAATTCTTTAGCTATTAAGTAATCTTCAATTTTCCAAAATATTTTTAACATTCTTACCATCTCCTATTTAAGTTTTTAATAAGTTCCCCAATTCTTTGATTAGAGAACCTATAAAAACTCAATTATGCTATCGCTTGTAGGTTGCTTCCTCGTACTCTTTGCCAACCATATTTTTGTTTTAATTCCTCATAATCTCCCTTGAATGTCACTTTTCCTTTTTTCTCTCCAAAGTACCATTTTTTTCTTTTAGCACTCCATCTAAAACCAAGTTCTTTTAACTGTTCTTTGCGTAGAAAAGTATTACCAGATACCCACAACCAAGAACCTACAACATCAATCTCTAAACCATGGAAATGTATTATTTTCTTTAGTATCTCCATAACCTCTGGGGCTATCTCTTCCCCTGCTTCCCTTGCTTGTTGTTTAAATCCCTCAAGTTGTATTCTTTCATACTCTGCCATCATCTCTTTGAAGTCTTCTTCATTTCCTCCGTGGTCTGGGTGTAATCTCTTACATAATTCTCTATATTGTTTTTTTAAATCCTCGTTACTGTTGAAAAAATTATACATTTTTAAGCCTCCTATAAATTTTATCGGTTTAAAACGAATTTTAAATTTAAAAAAATTTGTTTTAAACCTTTGTTTTTCTTTTCTTGATTTAATTATATCGGTTAAAACCGAAAAAGTCAATAAAAAATTTTGTTTCAACCGAAAAAAATATATTTATTTCTTTTTTAAACCTTGATAAAATCTATAATATAGAAAAGAATAAAAAAATAAAACGGAGGTAAAAAATGAGGGTAGCACAATATCTAAAACAACTTATCAAAGAAAGAGGAATAAAACAAAGTCAAATGGCATCAGACATTGGACTTGCTACAAGTTCAATGTCTGATATATTATCAGGTAGATTTGTTGGAAGAGAAGGAACAATAAAAGACATCATCAAGTATCTACACTTAACAAAAGACGAAGAATTGGAAGTTTGGAAAATGTGGACACTAGACAGAGGAGAAGAGAGAGCTTCAAAGTACTTTGAAAAATTGGATAAAGAAAATCAGAAATTAAAAAAAATCTTAAAAACAATTAAGGAATTGTGAGGTCGAATAAATGAGTTATAGAAATCAATGGTTTTACGAGTTTTCAAGAACTCCATTAGGAGTTTGTTTGAATCTTCTTTTTTTACTAATTGGTTTTTACAGAATTTATAAAAAATATTCAGAAGAAAAAAAATGGAAAAAAAGATTAAATGAAAATTCAAAATCAAAAAAAGTCAAGAAATAGAAATGTTTATATAAAGGGGAAGTTATGAAAATAAGCGAAGTTATGATAGCAATTATTTTGGTATTTTTTTTAATAACTGCTGTTATTCAAACTATTAAAATTGCAATAGAAGATAGCGAAAACATTAGAAAAAAACTTTTTAATAAAATTTTGGTAATTAAAAAAAGTATAGAAGGAAAGATAAGTCTTTTAAGTTTTAAGGAAAAAATTTTTATTATATTTTTCTTATTAAT